ACAAGGAATCAATCTTCAATTTGCACTTCGACATGCAGTACAGATGTGGCCAACACCGAGAGCAGCCATAGGAATGACAATGAAATTAACTCAAGGAATGGCGAATCTGAGGCACAAGAAATACTTGGAGACGGAAGTAGCATACGTGGAGAAAGCGCCTGGTGGGACATTGAACCCAACGTGGGTAGAGTGGCTCATGGGTTACCCGGCAGAGTACACAGACTTAAAGGATTGGGAAACGCTATCGTCCCGCAAATCGCGCAAGAAATCGGTAAAGCCATAATGAAAGCTGAACAGTGAATAACGAATTTTATTTTCATAGAAGAATAAGATTTACTGTTCTTAGGCAAAGCAAGAAAGCAGTATTAGCTGAAATTTATGAAATTAGTGGTAGATCTTTTTGGTGGCTAAAGCATAAATATGGAGCTATTTTAAAACCTATTCAAATTTGGTTACCTAAAAGTTGGTTTAAAGTAGATTATTATAATAAACCTTGGGTTTGGGAAAAAGGTGTAATAGGTGCTTTAAATAAATTAATTGAAAAAAGAAGGCTTATGATAGGTGAAGCAATGGAAGAAAAAAAACATATAGAAAGGTTACATTAATGAAAAGAAGAAAAAAACTACCTTGGCCTAAGTTAAAGGCAATTGAAAATAGATTCATGGATTTAAGGTTTAGTGGTGTTGAAGATGCCATTAATTTAATGGGTCTTAAGGATAAGAAACAACACGTTTATGGAGGCACAGGTTTTTGTGTAAGAAAAAATAAACCTTTAACTCGTAAAGAAATTCGTCAAAGTGATGAAGAGTTTCAAGATTCTTATAATAATTATGAAGAGAATGCCGTTTATACAGGCAGGGCTTATTTAAGAATGTCTAGAGAATATAGAGGAAAAAAATATAACTATCTTGTAACAGTAGAGGATTTAAATGAAACTGAATAAATTATACGAATACCCAACGTCTATCAGGTCCTTGATCAATGGGTCAAGACACTATGATGTTGGACAAGAAAAATTACCATCGGTGACTACGATATTACAAGCTACGCAACCTGAAGAGAAGAGATTAGCCTTAGAAGCCTGGAAGACAAGAGTAGGACAAACAAATGCTGAACAAATCAAGAATGAAGCAGCAACACGTGGTACTACGATGCATCACATCTTAGAAGCTTACATTAAGAATGAACCGCATTTAGATTTAACTGAGGTAGGTAATCAAGCTCATCAAATGGCTGATCAAATCATTACGAATGGATTAAAAGATAAATTGATTGAGTATTGGGGACTTGAGGTAACTTTATATTATCCAGGGTTATATGCAGGAGCTACGGATTTAGTTGGTATTTATGAAGGGGCTGAAAGCATAATAGATTTTAAACAAAGTAACAAGCCTAAAAAACGTGAGTGGATTGAAGATTATAAATTACAGTTAGCAGCTTATGCGTTAGCACATAACGAAGTATATGGAACTAACATACAAAAGGGAGTTAACTTGATTTGTACTAAAGATAATTATTTTCAGAAATTTGAATTTGATGGTAACGAGTTTAGGCAAGCAAAGTTTGAGTGGCTTAGACGAGTAGACAAGTACTATGAAGATAGAACGAAAGCACAAGCCTAAAGGACCACGGATCAGGGACCTTTCAATTAATCAAGAGCTGGAAGAATTAAGCGGCGTATATAATAGATACTATAAGTCTGAAGGTCAAGAAAAAGCTGAATGGCAAGCTAAATGGTATGATAAGCTTAATAAGATTGCGGCAAGAATAAGGCAATTAAGGCAAGATTAAGGCAATTGTGGCACGAAAACTACAAAGTGTTGCAAAAATGTCACACTTTTTGTAGTTCATTGTAGTTGCGAAAAGTGAGTATTTATGCGGATTGTATTCATTGTAACCTTTTTTTGGGGGGTAAAAGAAAAAAAATTTTTTCAAAAAAAGTAAAAAGGTCGATTTTTGAATACAATTTTCTGGGATTCGTCTAGAATCATTGATACAAGCGGGTTATTTAACATTTTCATTGTATCTTTTGAAAACTACAGGCGTTACAATCGTTGGTATAAGCCACTTTTTTTTTATACAAAGAACTACAAACTGTGGCAAGATTAAGGCAAAATATTCTAGTTGTACGGAGTATTACTGATAGACCACCTGAAAAGGTGGTTTGATCAAAAAAAGGTGCTATAACGCAGTATGACTAAATCCATTAGGAAAAAATCTAAATACAAATCATTGATAATAAATAAAAAAAGATATTATTTTTATCGAATTGTTTGGGCTGATATCCTGGGGGACTCAGGACATGCAGATGCTTTAGAATTTAGTAAGATGAAACCTGCAGAAATGATTAGTTACGCTTACGTGTTTGAAAAAGATAAAAAATATTTAAAAACTTTTGCAAGTTATGACTCGAAAGAAGAATCCTTTTCTGATAGAAATGTTTATCCAATTGGATGTATAATTCGATTGGAGAAAATAAACATATAACAAAAGGAACGGTTATGGCAAAAAAGAAAATGTCTATTGAAGACATCATTGAACACATTCGTGAAGACTTAGATATGCTAGAAGAAAAAGTAGCAGATCTTCAAGATCAATTAGAAGGCTCTGACGACTCAGACGATTCTGAAGAAGAGTAGTCTAAAACTTCTGTAGTTTTTAACTGTCGTTCTTTTGGATTTAATCTTATTGATTGCTGTTCGCCTTTCAATTCAGATTTAAAATCTTCGACAGTTTTACCTTCAAGGATAGGCGAGTATTGGTCTAATACTTCTGATATTCGCTTATCCAATTCCTCTTCGGACATATCATCTAATTTACCTGTCCTAATTATTTTTTGTTCCACATATAAACCTGCAGCCTTACCTCTAGCTACTTCTGCATTTATTGCTGCCGTCCAGGCCTTTGCATCCAAAGCTTTGTTTCGCATATCACCTAATTGGGCTAAGTGAGATTCAAAAGTAATATCGTATTTTTTCTGTATCTCTGCTCTTAACTCACCTATGTATTGGACTACTAATGGATATTTTTTTGGGTTTTGTAATTCTGATGCTGTAACGTGAGCTCTGTCAGTTGAATATTGTGCATCAATAGCACATTGTGTTGCCGTTTTTCTGCCTTCATTGTAAACGAGCTCTTGAGCAAACTTTATTTGTTTAGGTGTTAACTTAGCTATATTTCCCATAGTAGCCTTGACAAATACCGTAAGATGTAGTAAAAGTCAATTAATCATAACGTTTTGTTATGTGTTTATTATTCATATATACCTTAATCGGGGGTTGGCTTACGAAGTGGATGAACTATGAACTTACCCATTGATACTGAACCCCCTTTTAAAAAATGACAGGAAAATTATTCAGACAAGTTTTAGATAAGTTTCTTAAAGCAGATGTTGTACATAATGCTAGAGTACAGGTTTGTTTACCCAATGGAGATTTTTACGACATCAAAGGAATTCAATTAATGGAAAATAAATTAATTGGAGTAAGAGAAACCCACAGATTAGTAATTACAATCACACCTGAGACTTGGAAGATGGGTAAAGTTTTAAAGAAATTGTAAGTAAAAGACTTAATTTTTTAACCCCACACTTACGGCGAATTTATGGCAAAACTTGAGACCAAATTTTGGTTAGAAGTTAAGAAAAACATCAAGCAAATTTCCTTTACTAGACTTGAGTCCTGGGCCTCTGCAGGCGTTCCAGATCTATTGTGTTATAATGAAAAAGGAAAATTTTTTACTATTGAATTGAAAGTACAAAAAGGTAAAAAAATGATCTTCTCACCGCATCAAATTGCATTCCATATCAGACATCCAAACAATACTTTCATCATGCAAAAGCCCCTCGGTCCTTGTGCCGTTAAACTTTATGAAGGAAGAGACATAATGAAGCTTGTGCAGCTTGAGCCTTGTGCCCCGGTTGCAGAAGGCTGGACCACGGTTCAGGAACACCTTGTCAATGTGACATAACGTCGCGCCAAGGTGCGTGCTTGTGGGCGGGACCCACCCTTTTATTTTTTATCAAG